GAGCGGTGCGTTGCAGAGGGATTGTGTTATCCGCTTTTTGCTGATACGCCTGATCGCTACATCATTGACATTTTAACCATAAGTGATATCATCAAACGTGACGGATGCGAGCGCGATTTTGCAGAACGCGCATGCAAGCGACAACTACCGGATATCTCAATGGTGATTGTCGGTGTTGACTTCGGCGGGTCTGGCTCTGGTCACGCTTTTCAAGCAGTTGGGATCACGTCCGACTATGCGCAAGTAATCGCACTGGACGAGTATTACCACAACAACCTGACCAGCAAAAAGCTAGACCCGCACGAACTCGAACAAGCGTTTATCGCGTTCGTTCGCGGAATCAAGACAAAGTTTGGATACGAGGTCTATCAGGTCTACGCGGACAGCGCGGAGCAAACATTGATAGCGGGGTTGCGTTCGGCAGCATTGACGGCTGGAATTTCCATCTCGATTGCCAACGCGCTCAAATGCCCGATCAACGACAGAATCCGCTTTTATAATCGCCTCATGGCATCGAACCGGTTCAAAGTTGCGCGGAACTGTCCGAAGCTGATAGACGCGCTCAAGGACGCACACTACGACGCAAAGAAAACCACGGACGATGTGCGGCTTGATAACGGATCGACCAACATAGACAGCCTTGACGCGCTGGAATACACCACAGAGCGTTTGCAGAAAAACATTATCGCAATCGGAGGTTAAACAATGTCCGAACAGACAGCAACCGGAAACGAGCCGCGTCCGGCTACCAATTCGGAGGGCGGGGGCGCAATCCGACAGTTCTTGACGGGGAAAGGTTTCTCTGTCTTGAGCGATTCATGGTACGAGAAAATCACGCAGTACATGCAGTGGTATAAAAACAACGTGCCGACCGTTCACAGGTATCGCGTTTGGACTGGAACAACGTTCGTTTCCCGCGACCGGTTCCGGCTAGGCATGGCGAAGATTTGTTGCGAAGATCACGTGAATCTCATGCTGAACGAAAAGCTAACTATCGTGGCCGATGGCTACGATGGGCTGGACGCGATTCTGGAAAAGAACGGTTTCCGTGATAATCTTTCCAGATTGGTTGAGGTTTCGTTTGCGCTTGGGTCAGGTGCGCTGGTTGAGTACAAGGGCAAGGACGCGCCGGTAATTGACTTTGTGCGCGGTGATATGATCTTCCCGCTGTCGTGGGATGGGCGCGAAGTCACCGAATGCGCGTTTGCCAGCACGAAGCAGGCGAAAGGCGCAAAGTATTTTTACATCCAGATTCACTTCATAGGCGAGAACGGCAACTACTTTATCGAAAACGCATACGTAAACGAAAACGGCTCTGCGCTGAACGCGGACGAATCTGGCATGATCTCGCTTGACGGAAAAACGAGCGTACAGGCCGTGATTGATACTGGATCGCAAGAGCCGCTTTTCCAGTTGATTCGGCCGGCAATCGTCAACAACATTGATCTTGATTGTCCTTTGGGTGTTTCGATCTTTGGGAACGCGGTATCGCAGTTGCGCGCGCTTGACACGATCTATGATAGCTATGTGAATGAGTACGAACTCGGACGCAAACGCCTTATGATCCCGCAGAGCCTTGCAACGATCAAGATGCAAGCTAACGGAAAAACCGAAGCGCTGTTTGATCCCAACGATACGTCGTTTTACATCTATCAGGACGATAGCGACAAACCGCCTGAAATCCATGAAGTGAATTTGGAAATCAGAGCAGAAGCGCATGACATGGGCTTGCAGAAGTCGCTTGATATGTTCTCGAAGAAAGTCGGGTTAGGCACCGGATATTATAAATTCAACGGTGGCGTGGTCAAGACCGCAACCGAGGTTATTAGCACCGAATCCGACCTGTACCGCAACCGCAAAAAGAACATCTCCATGTTGACTACTGCGCTAACGGAAATGGCGCGGCGCTTACGGTTTCTTGAAACGGGCGTTGATGTGGTTGATATGGGCGTTTCGATTGACTTCGACGATTCGATATTGGAAGATACGAATACTATAATCAACGAAAACGTGATGCTTGTGGGTGCTGGGTTGCGCTCAAAGAAACGCGCAATCATGGAGATCGAACACTGCACCGAAGAAGAAGCGGACAAGATTCTAGCCGAAATCACAGAAGATGGCAAGGCAAGCATGGCGGCGTTCGGGTTGCCAGCGTCCGAAGCTGGCGAAGAACCCGCCGACGATGATGCAGATCAGAACGACGAGGATGTGAACGACGATGGCAACGGCTAAAGTTGCGCCGCGTCCAGATGTTGAAGTGTTCGCTGATCCAGTTGCAAAGCTCTACGAGGACTTGACCGATACGATCATGGCGAACATTGCAGGCCATTTCAACGCGAACGATGCGACTTTGGGCAGCGTTGATTGGCAGCTCGCCAAGCTTGCGGAAGTCGGCGCGCTCAACAAGCAGAACCTTGCAACGATCCTGAAAGCAATGCCCGAAGCAACCCGCATGACCATGGACGCGCTTGAAGAATCCGTCCTTGCATCGCTCCAGAACATCGAACCGAGTTTTGCGGCAGCCGTGAAAGCTGGCTATCTCCATAACGCGGAATATCCGATGATGTCGCCGCGAGTGCGCGAGGTGCTGATTGCCTATCAGCAGCAGGCCAAGAACGCGCTAAACCTTGTGAATACCGTTATGCTGGACAGCGCAACGGCATCATATCAAAAGGTCATCGCGGGAGTGGTCACGAACGTAAACGCGGCGTTATCGAGCGAGCAAACCGCAAAAGTGCTGCAACTGCTCAATCTCAAAACAGCAGAGGTTGCAACCGGCGTAACGTCAAGGCGTGACGCATTGCGGCAAGCGCTGAAACAGTTGAGTGATGATGGCCTCACGGGATTTATCGACAAGGCCGGAAATCGCTGGAACGCTGACGCTTACGTAAACATGAACATCCGCACGACTTGCGGAAACGTGGCAATGCAAGCGGCTTTTGCGCGAAACGCGGATTATGGCAACGATTTGATTTGGTGGCCGGTGCTCGCGAACGCTCGCCCTGGTTGCTATCTGTGGCAGGGCAAAGTTTGCTCCACCAGTAACCGAAGCGGATTTACAACTGACCTGAACGACAACACGATCACAATCTATCCGCTCAATCAAACGACCTACGGAGAACCCGCAGGAATCGGAGGGATCAACTGCCACCACAAACCGCCGAACATCTTCATACCGGGGCTTTCCGTCCTTCGCGGGGAAGTGCCGCCGAAGAAAGAGAACGATGCGGGCTATGAGAACACGCAGACGCAACGCGCACTCGAACGCAAGGTAAGATACGCGAGACGCGAACAAGCGCTTGCGGAGGCATCCAACGACACGGCGGCGGCAGCGGCAGCAGAGAAGCGTTCAAAAGAGGCTGTGAAAGAGTTGAGCGCGTTCACGAAGCAAAGCGACTTGACGTTTAGGCGGGATCGTATCTCCACGCAGGGAACGGCAGCACCGATCAAGCGCGCGCCGACAAAGCCAGTGGAAGATAAAGTTCAAGCCGTGACAGCCGCGCGCAAGCCTAAGGAATCGATTGAGGATATTATGAACCGCGTTGATCGTGGTGAAAGCTCGCTCTATATCCGGAAACTTGAACACGGAAAAGCTAAATCAATGCGCGCTCCGTCAACAGCAACCAGCCAGCCAAGAGCGCCGAAAACGATTAGCAGAGCAGAACTAGAAGCTAAGTCGCGTAAGGTTTATATCGAGATGAACAAGGGCGAACTTGGCGAACATGTAGCGGCGATGAGACATGAGGCTCTTGCAATGAACAACTCTGATGCACAGCTTAGAGATTATATCAAGAGGCATGGCAAGCAATACGGCGTGACGTTACCGAAAGATGCGAAGATTGCTCCTAAAACAACGGCAAAAGCTGCCAAAAGCACAGCGAACAAGGCGCCCGTTGTAAAGCCTGTTACGCAATCTGTAATTCCGTCGAAGATTGCTCCGCCGAAAACAGTTGCCGCAACCAAAGCACCGATAGCGCCAAAGCCTCCGCAAAAGACGACCGTTAAAAAAGCGCCATCTGCTCCCGCTGCAACCGTTACGCCGCAAAAGAGCAATCTGATTGCGCAGCCAAGAAAACTGGAATCAGCGCTTTTCAAGCCGATTCGTACACCTTCGTACAAGCCTGTCGCTCCAAAACCAAAGGCTCCGAAGAAGAACGAGAAGATCATTAAATCAAGAGCGCAACTTGAGGCAGAAGCCAAGAGGGTATACATTGAGCAGAACGCGGCGTTGATAGGAAGGGAAGAAGCCGCAAGACGCGCCGACCTGCTGGCATATGCGAACACAGCCGCGCAGACCAGAGACTATGTTAACAGGTATAGCAAGATTAAGATAAGGCTTGCAAAAGGCGTTAAATGATAGTTGCGCCGTTTATACTTGATTTTCTCAACGATTTGTTATATATTACTTTTGTACAGGAGGCATTAAATGGCTAAATGTGAACACAACTGGCAAGGGGACTGTCGCGGCGTGGTATGCACCATTTGTGGCAATAAAATCACGCACGCTGAATACAGGAAACTATCACGCCGCGAAAAGCGCGGGAACGCTGACGAGCGCAAAACGGAATTAAAAGCCGACGGGCTTAAAACGGGAACGGAGCACCATGAAACTATTCAAACGGATTCTCAACGGGTTTAACTTCCCTGCTGTTCTTCCGGCGGCTGATCCTCCGGCAGAAGAGCCTCCCAAGACCGAACCTGCCAAGACGGAACCGCCCAAGGCCGAACCGCCGAAGCAAGAACCTGCAAAGCAGCAGGAACTCGACTATGACAAGCTGGCGCAGACCATCTTCGGTGCGGCTGAAAGTCGCGCGGATCGTGCGTCGAAACAGGTCATCAAGTCGATGGCCGAACAGTACAACCTCACCGAGGACGAAGCGACCACGCTCTTTGAAAAGGCGCGTGACGCGAAAAAGGCGCAACTGCCGCCCGAAAAGCAGGACGAAGTAAACAAGGTGCTCCAGATGGCGAATGATCGATTGATCGCCGCCGAAGTCAAAACAGCATCCGTTGAACTCAAAATCGTTGACCCCGATGCGGCTCTTGCGCTCATGGACAAGAGCAAGATCAAGGTCGATGACAAGGGCAATGTGACTGGTGTCAAAGAAGCACTCGACGCGCTCACGAAGTCCAAGCCGTATCTCGTCGGCAAGGCTACAGGCGCGTGGGGCGACAAACAGGGCGGTGGAGCTGGTGACCAACTCACCGCGCGAGAAGAACTCAAGAAACAATTATTTGGAGGATAATCACTATGGCTCTTTTACTGGCTGATGCGCAGAAGTTCTCGCAGAGCAAGCTCACGCAGACCATCATTGACGAATTCCGTCAATCTCCGCTGCTCGACAAACTCCCGTTTGACAACTGCGTCAAACCGCAGGGCAAGTCGCTTGCATACGTGTACAACCGCGTGACCACGCTCCCGACCGCTGATGTTCGCGCAATCAATTCGGACTACACGCCGCAGGAAGCAAAGACCACGCAGATCACGGCGAATCTGAAAATCTTCGGCGGCTCTTACCAGATCGACCGCGCGCTCCGCGCAAACGAGGAACAGGTTGTTGATCTCGTGATGTTCGAGCAGGATCAGAAGATCAAGGCGACCAAAGCCATGTTCCACGACATGTTCATCAACGGCGATGCGGGCATCGGAGCCGGTACGCAGTTCGATGGCCTTGACAAAATCCTGACTGGTTCGAGCACCGAGATTGATCCCGGCGCAATCGCGCTCGACAGCGCCGCGAACATCAAGACCAATTGGGAGGCTTTCCTCTACCAGTTCCGGAAGATGCGCGCGGTCATGGATGGCGCTCCGACTCTGTACCTCATGAACAGCGACATGTTCGCCGCGATGCAGGTTGTGCTCGACCTCGCAGGCCAGAACACCAGCACTAAAGAGAACTACGGTTCCGAGGTTATCCAGTGGGGTCCGTCCCTGCTCATGGCTCTCGGTGATCGTGCTGGCTCGTCCAACCCCGTCATCGCGACCAGCGGTGTCACGGGCGAAACTGACATCTTCGCGGTTCGCCTCGGCATGGATGGCGTTCACGGCATTTCTCCGGAAGGCAACGCAATCGTGAACACCTACGCGCCGGACTTCACGCGCGTTGAGGCTGTCCAGACGGGCGCGGTCGAAATGATCGCGGCTGTCGCGCTCAAAGCAACCCGCGCGGCTGCGGTACTTCGTTCCATCAAGATCGCGTAAAGGGGGATATAAAAATGCCCAGAATCTACGCAGAAAACGAAACGCACGTTTGCGATCAGGGTCAGATTGACTTCATCGCGGGCGTTACGGCACTGGCATCCGGCGCAGACACGGCGTATTTCGCCGTAGCAGCTCGGAACTACACCATCGACACCACGCGTCACGCTATGGAGGTTTGGGACTACCTGACCGTCGCACAGCTCGACGCACTCTATGCCTATCTCGGCGGCACGGTTTCCGGCACGGATTCCAAGTATGCGAAGGTGCGCAAGATCGAAACGTCGCTGAGCGCGAAGTACATCGCCGCTCTGACCGTGGCGAGCGCTGCGGCAACCGCTGGCAGCGGCAAGACCAAGATCACCATCACAACCCCCGGCACTGCGACGTACTTCTTCAAGAGCGCAACCACGACCGCGCCCGCGATTCTGTACGGCGACACGCCGGATTCGACGTGGAAGCAGCTGACGCTCGTTGAGGGCGTTGCCGACGAGGTTGTCCCGAACGCGGCTGCGAACGATAAGTTCACTGTCGTGCGCGTGACCGCCGGCGGCACCGTGGACGCTCTCGCGTCCGGCAACCTGACCAAGAAAGCGTAAACTATGAGCTACCAGATCAAGAGCAATCTGCCCGTATCTGGTTCGCATTGGGGCTTGGTTTTCCGTGATG